TCTTCAACCGCAGTTTGAACATCCAAAACAAAAGCACCAATCTTACTCATTACGCTACCTCACTATATGCTGGTTCAACACCAGATTCAATTATTTGCTCGACTATATCTGAAGCGTTATAGTCAAACCCACCAATGTTCCACTGACACTCTTCAACAGGGATACAACCATATTTCCAAGCATAGATGGAGACTTGTTCATAAGACCAGTCATCTTCATCCTCAGCGAAATCATCCAAAACCTTTACATTCAAAACCCACTCGCAAGAAACTTTTGCGTATGGGTCTGCATCCACGTAGGATGGTTTACCAAACAGTTCTAACAAATCGTCATACTTTGCGACGATGTTACCTTTCAACGAAGACCCGTTTCTATTGAAACTGTCATAAACGTCATACTCAATTACTTTCATAAAATACCTCTCTCATTACAATTATTATTATCTCAAAAACTTAGTCTCATGGCAAGCTTTTTATGAAGAAAAGTTGGGCAGGGTGATAGGGTTTGCATATCCCAAGCGTCCGGCGGAGTCCCGTTGTTACCAAGGGGACATACCCAAAACTGGCCTCCCAGAAGAGATTCGAACTCCTGACCTTTTGGTTCGTAGCCAAACGCTCTATCCAGCTGAGCTACTGGGAGAAAATTCGAAGGGGAGTTTTTATTTAAAGTCACTTAACCCCCACACTGAAAAATTGACTGGCAATTTCGATTATGTTTTTTGAGTGGATTAATCGGGCGCAAATGCTCAAGTGCCACTATATGTTATCTTTCAAAAATAACGAAGTCACCAAAGTAGTTATCAAGAACCTGAAGTAGGTTCTCATAGTCACCACTTGTGGCTTCTGCCTGAATCTTAGAAAAGTCTAGACCAAGTTCCTTTGACCAACTTTTCGCCTTACCCAGTAACACAAATGCGTTACCGTCTGGCCCAGTCAGATCAATGACTGGACTACTAGCAATCTTCTTCCTGAACATTACGCAGCCCCCATCATCTTGTTGTTTTTGAAATAGATACCGGCAGGAACTTCAAGTTTGCCGATCATGACCCAATCTTCAGCAGTCAACTTAGGCATATCCTGCTCTTCCAATTGGTTATACTCGTTAAGATACTTAACGGCTTCTTTTGGACAACCAAAGACCTTTACATCGATCTTGTTGTTCATTTTTGGTTTTGCTACAAATTGCATATTCACCTCTCTCATTATTAAGCTTTGACGACCTTGATATCAACGTAGTGCTTCCTGTGGAAGTAGTCAGTCATGCTGTCATCGTGGCAGAACCAACCTTCACCTTTCAACGCATCAAACAATTCACCCAACATCTTGACAACCTTGGGTTGTCCTTCGTAGTGTTCGTGGAACCAGTACTCGTTGATGTCCTTGCCCCACTTCTCTTGGAACTCATCCTCGAACTGGAACATACCCGCAACGTCTTTCAACTTCAGAACGAGACTCATATGATGCCTAATGCTCAAAGTCCCTTTCTGACCGTACTTTGCGAGAACCTTTTTGACCACCGGAGCGATCACTTTTTTCTCTTCTTGACTAATATATGCCATAATTTATTACCTCTCTCAATCAAATTACAAGTATATAATACCACAATTGGCGAATTTGGCAAGCGTTTTTTTAAAAAAAATTCACTTTTTTTTGGTATTTTTTGGTCTTAATTCGGGGGGTAATTCGTTGATCCACAGAGAATCAATCTGGTCTCTATTGTCCCAGACACCCCACCACATAAGAAAAACCCCTATGCCAGCCTTAATCAGAAGGGTGGATAGGGGTTCTGGTTGACCTAGTTCCATCATGTATTCATCATGACCAACTGATCCCATAAGAATAAACATTCCAACTACAATACGTATCATTCCGGCACCTCACTCTCGTGGTAAACTTTAAAAGTATAAAACTCTTTGTACTCTGGAAGTTTTAGTAGTTCTTGACCTGCCTCAACAAACTCTGAGGATGTATACTTTTTGTCTGAGAGAATCTTCTCGTAGTATGGAGTTAGATTAACCAGAGCTAGGTAGTATTCCTTCTTCTCTCTAGCCAACGTCCCACTCCACTAAGTTAGTTACGTTCAATCCTTTCTCTTCAGCAAACTCAAGTGCTTCCTTTTCAGTCTCGAAACACTCGTCGGGGTAGAATTCTCCTTCTATCTCCAAGTAATAAACACAGTCTTTCACAACATCGGTACTCCTTTTATCTCCTAAAACAACCAATTACTGTTCCATTGTATACTAGTACTATACAGTTGTCAAGCATTTTCTTTAGATTTTTTTGTTATAAGAAACCCTCGTAACTGATCCATATTGATCTTAGTGTCCTGATAGAACGGGGTCAAATCTAAGTCTGGGGGTGGAACCATATCTGGGTCTACTATGTAGTCAATTCTACCATTGTGGTAATATTTACATGTCTTGTCATTATACTCGACACAGTCATCCATAGTTCTGGGTTCATCCCATCCATGATGGGTCACAGTGATTCTTCCGGTAACTGGATCACACGTAACCACATATTCAAAATCTGGTAGAACGCCCAAACAATTACCACGTTGTTCTTTAGTCTGACTAGTAACATATCTTACCATAAGTGGAATCGCTGTGTCAATAGACCCATAGTGTTGAATGAATCTAATGTTGTGTTTTTCTGCCATCTCAATGAACTCAGGCCCCATCGTGAACCCTGACATATTCATATTCACGGTGTACAGATATCTGACATTATTAGATAGTAACCATTCGAGCACGTCCCGATTTGGGACTATCATATGAGTGACTCTGTTCTTGACAATGAACCTGTTTATCTCCATTACGTTTTTTGGATGCCAATCATTACGATCTGCAAGAGTCATGGAGAAGTGTCTATCTGCACACATTAAAGAAGGAATCAAATCAGTAATCATTGCACTTGCATGGTGCATGTTCTTAGTGTGTAGAACTGTAGACGCTTTCGAGAACTTAAAGATTTTGATATTACGTAAACTCATCTCGTAGACTTCTTGTTGAGTGAACTCTATCATACGAGAGAACTTTGTAGTACCGCTTGTACTCGAAACAAGAAAAGGTGTATCGGGTGATATGTGGGTGTCAATATTTTGGTTGGGTTGGTCAGAAACTTGACTAGGTGTCAAAATTTCGTCGGAGTATTCTGTGATCATCTTCTGGTGTAGTCCATCGTATAGAGTACGACCACTACCATCGTCAATACAGAATCTTGCAGGCCCAAATCTTGCGATCTTGGTGTAAGGTAAAGTGTCTTTGTGTGCGGGTGCATCTAGTAACAGGACACGCAGTCCTAACTCTGCACAGGCAAACAATGCAGATACATGCCACACGTTTACATTAAGAATAGCAATGGCAACTAGGTCACCTTGTTTTGCACCACGTTTATGTAAGAGTTGTTTCCATCGATTGATAAGAGAATCAATCTTAACTCTATCATGATTGTCGTAATTGATGAACTCATTTATGATATCACGATTAATCAATGAACCTCTCCTTTTCTTTGCATTTTGTACACGTTCCACACGGTTCACTTTGTGGTGCGGTACACGATCTAACCCACTGTCTCATCTCTTCGGGTATCATTAACCATTGTTCTTTCTTATCTAGATGACCAAGATGTCCATTGATATACTTGACTTCACACCCGTATATTTTAGACAGATCATTATAGTATTTATTTCGAAGTGCGTACTCTGGTTTGTCCCACTGAAACTCAAGTGCGTTTGCACCTGAATATATTTCGTTTATCCAAGGGTGAAATATTTGTAGATTAAATGCAGTACTTGATACTATGGGCATGAATGGTACGCCCCTACCATAAGATTTACCTCTCCAGAATAGAGAAGTCCTTGCGGGTTTTACACAGGGAAGAACAACATCAATGTAATGAACATCAAGATTGAAATAAGATTCTACCATCTGTTCAACAGCATGAGTCTCAAATAGATTTACTTGTTTATTGTTGACGTAACACTGTATGTGAAAGACAAGAGGATTTCTATTTTCTAATACTAGTTGATGTAGAAGTGCGGTACTTTCTACTCCGCCTGACCAAGCGACTATACAATCATTTAAGGTGGTTGACGTGTTTTGCATGTATCTTACATCCTATAAATTCGTTGTAGTACTCATCTTTAAGTAGTACATCGTTTTCAAACTGTAACTTCGCTTCGTAATATGAACACTCACCTTTGGTTTTACAGAGTCGAAGTATCTCACGGTGATACATATCTCGACCCTGTTTTTCAACCAATAACTTCAGTTCTTCAGAAGAACCATAATAATCCATCCAATCGGACAGAACTTTTTTGACACGTCTGCGAGTCTTACCCTTCAATGGGGGTAATCTACGGGTAGACCAAAAGAACTTTTTACCAATGTACTTCTTTGCAGTCGCACGATTGGTGATCTGATAGACAAATCCGTGATTGTCTTCGATCTGTTCTTCGGTAAATTCTCTGCCTTTATAATGCCACATACAACTATGTATATGCGTCACTATCTCCCAGATAAGTTACTTCCCCTTCTTCACCACACATAGGACAGTTCATAGGTCTGTCATCATCGTATGGTACTGCGACTTTACATATACTATCGCAGACGGGACATTCCACCTCGTAAATATAAGGGGTCTCCATTAGGCGGCGCACCCCTGACCATCAAGACCACAGACTTGAGGTTCTTCAGGTTCGTCATCTTCCCAACCCCAGTCTCCGTCCATACCAACTACTGAGTATTCGGTAACTCTTTTCTCGAAGAAGTTATCGTGGGATGCTCCATTGAGCACCCAATCCAGCCATGGTAGTGGATTGTCTTTCTGTCTGAATTTTGTTTTAAGACCAAGTTGCAAGAGGCGACGATCAGCAATATGCCTAATGTACTGCCTAACTTCATTCTTGGTAAGTCCTTCAACTTTATTCCCCTTGAATGCTAGATCAATAAACTTGTCTTCGAGTGTGACAGCAGTCTTTGCCATCTCATAAATCTTAGACTTCAGTTCATCGTTGACGATACGTGGATGTTCCTCACAGAATGTACGGAACAACTTTGCGTTACCCTGTACGTGCAGTGTCTCATCACGAATCGACCACTCAACAATAGTTCCCATACCTTTCATCTTACCGAAACGTTGGAAGTTGAGTAACATCACAAACGAAGAGAACAGACTCATACCCTCGTTGAATACTGATTGTGCCAATGACAATGCAAGACCAGTATGAGTAGAGATATCTCCCTCACTCATGAAGTCAACCTTGTCTGCCATTTCTTTGAACTCTAGAAACTTGTGGTACTCTTCATCTGGTAGACCAAGTGTATCATTCAACAATGCGTATGCACGTTGATGTACTGCTTCACGTCCAGCGAATGAAGACAACATGTTTCTGACTTCGTTGTTTTTAAATTTGGGGATCAAGAACTCATGATAGTTCTCTCCCACCTGTACGTCTGACTGAGTAAATAGTCTAAGGATATGAGTGATAAACTCTTTCTCCTGATCAGTCAGTTTAGTTCTCCAGTCCTGTACATCTTCGGACAGTTCCGCTTCATCCTCAATCCAGTGAACCTCTTCGTGTTTCTTCGAGAGTTCTACTGCCCAAGGATACTTAAACGGTTTATAAGTTTTAGAAAATTCTAATAGTGCCATTTAACCCTCGCAAGCTTTACATTCGTCTTCGGAAATCTCAACGTTAGTCTTGTTGAAGAAATCCATTAATTCTTCGTACCCACCTACGTAATTACCTTCAATGTAGATTTGTGGTACAGTTTTTACCTTTCGACCAGTCACTTCAGCGGCAGTCTTGCCAATGTCTTCTAGATCGATATAGTCAAAAGGTAGTCCACGCAAGTTGAACTCATCCTTTGTCATCTCGCAGAAAGGACAGTTCTTCTTACCGTAGATAATATTACGATCATCATCCTGTAGTGCAACTCTCTCAACTTTCTCTGATACATTCTCCGCACGAGACTTTGCCTCAGTACGCAGATAGTACAATCCCTTGAGACCAGATTCCCATGCCTTCAAGTGTACCTTGTTGACATATGATTTCTGTGCACCAGCAGGGAAGAACAGATTTACTGATTGACCTTGACAGATAAACGGTTGTCGGTCACCAGCATGTTTTATGATCCATGTTTGATCTAATTCTTGTGCAGTCTTATATATTGCCTTCTCACCTTCAGTAAGGAATGGTAAATGTTGTACCGATCCTTTATTAGTAATAATAGATGTCCACGTGGATTCATTGTTTTCTTGTTTTGACTCCAAGAGTTCTTCAAGGTAACTGTTCTTTACCAAGAATGAACCCGCACGAGTTCGATGAGTATAAGCATTCGCCTTCAGAGGTTCGATACTTGGTGAGGTTGACAGAATGACACCTGAACTGGCGTTGGGTGCAATCGCCAACAAATGAGCATTACGTTTCCCAGTGCCGACGCCATCCGGATACTCTCCTCTTTCTTCTGCCAAAGTTCGAGATTCTGCTTCCGCTTCTCCTTTAATATGTTCGAACACAACTTTATTAATTGATCGGGCTGCTTCTGACTCCCATGCAACATTATGCTTTTGCAGAAGGGAATGGAATCCCATAGCTCCGAGTCCAATGGAACGTTCTCTTTCTGCGGAGTACTTTGCTCTTGTGATAGTGTCGGGTGCGTTGTCGATAAAGTACTGCAAGACGTTGTCAAGCATCCGAACAAGATCACGAACAATATTTGTATCTTTCCATTCATCGTAGTATTCCAAATTCAAGGACGATAGACAACATACAGCAGTCCTGTCCTCACCAGTTGGTAGGTGAATCTCGTTACATAAATTAGACCCATGAATCTTCAGACCAAGGTCTTTCAGGTTCTCAGGTAATGCCTTATTGGCAGTGTCAATGAAGTTAAGGTACGGTTCACCTGTACGAAACCTCACTTCTAAAATTCTTTCCCAGAGTTTACGTGCGTTGATAGTGTCCTTGACTGTGTTGTCTTTAGGATCACGCAGATCAAACTCTGCATTGTTCTTGACCGCTTCCATGAATTCATCTGTAAGATTAATCGCATTGTGTAGGTTCAGTGCTTTACGTTGCACGTCACCTGTAGGAATACGAATATTCAAGAACTCAATAATGTCTGGATGTGATACATCCATATAGGCCGCATAAGAACCTTTACGAGTCTTACCTTGACGGTAAGCAATCATGTCCGCATCTACTGTATGTAGAAATGGAATAGGGCCGGGCGCAATATCAGATACAGTTCTTACATCTGACCAGTGACCCCCAACACCGCCACCGTACACAGATAACCAACGTAACTCAGAACTGTGATCAATGAGACCTTCCAGAGTATCCGGCACATACGTAAGGAAACAGGATATAGGCATTCCTTTACCCTTCCCGTGACCATTAGGTGCGTTAGAAAGTACAGGAGAAGCGTACATAAACCACTTATTGCTAACATAACCATAAAGACGTTCTGCAAGTTCGTCATCTAGATTATCCTTATACGTTGACCATGCTTTTGCAGCTCTGGCGTAACCCTCTTGGGGTGAGTCCTCGTAATCACTGAGGTAGAAGTCCTTTAACATTCCGATTGCGTAATCGGCTAGGAGATCATCTTTCTTTTTATCAATTTTCATTCTTTTCCCATTGTTATTTGGTGTAGTCATAGAAAGGTTCAGTAGCTTTGAACTCGTACTCTTCTATGAACAACTGCTTTCCGGTTTCAATAAATTCTTTTGCACGTTCTATTATATAGAGTTCCCTGTCACTCTCAAATAAAAGATCGTTGTAGAGAAAATGCGACTCCATAGAAGTCTCATAGTTTTCTACTAAAAATCGATCTGAGTGAAGAGTATAATCGTCGGTGCCATCAAGAGCCACAAAGATTAGTTTATCTCTGGGTGTTTTTTCTTGAATTGTATATATGTCAGACAGATTATCATTCTTACTAAAACATATGAGATGATAATCGCCTTCTAAGATTTTGATATCCATACTGACTCCGATTATTGTCAGTAATTATATCAAAAGAGGATCAGTAGGTCAAGCACTTAATTTGTTCTTTTCCATGAAACGTTTGAGAACCTGTTCCATGTCCTTTCTCTTCTTCTTACGATCATATTTCTTACGGACAACCACGGTATCTGAGTCATCACCAGCACCAGCAACGGACGCTGTTCCAGTCATTTCTTCGTAAAATTTCTTGAATGATCTCATTTGGTAATTTCTCCGGTAGTCATATATATACGATGAGAGGTCTTAATATGCACCCCTTCATAAATTTTTATACCTAAAATTTCATCTATAGGTTTACCATTAGTAACTCTGACTTGATCCCCTTTCTGGGTCTCATATAACTTTTGTGTAAGGGTCTCTCCGATCAACCTGTAAGTGCCGGGCCCGATCTCATCGTTCTTAAGAATGTACCACTGGTGTTCTTCTGCGAGGACATCTAGTATATCGATACCTGTGGCATTGTGAATCCTTTCGATATCGGAATCTGATAGATTGTTTTGTTCTTTGATTAGATATAAGGCAGCACCGTACCTTGCGATAACTGACTTACCGCCCGGCGCCTTTGCCATTAGTTTCTTGATGTTGAATACTAGACGATGGAATGCGGTATAGTGATCACGTAGTGCTTCACGGTTGTCCATATTACCGTCATCGAAGTCTTTACGTTTCTTACCGTTTGCGTCTACGATACCTTTTTTGAATGCTTCGGTATCCTCTATTGGTGTGACAAGAAGTTTTAGGAAACGGATCGTATATACAATGTCTGCAGCTGACTTAAGTAATCCCACTATATTCTCCTAATCTCTCTCATCCTTTCGACTGCCAGTTGATCCATTTCTACTTCTGGATAACCATGTTCGTCAATTGCCTTTAGGAAAATCAGAAATGGTTTCAGTGTACTCCAGTGTTCTTTTTCTGTTAACTTAAACTCTAACATATGCAGTCCAGCTTGGAATCCGAATACGTTAAAGATCACAATGAGATGATTAAGAATTAGTCTTTCCGATAGTTCTCCACTCTCTTTGTAACGGTTCAATAACCTCTTCACGTACTTGAATCTTTTCAAGTCTTCGAAGAATGCTTCCCCATCGATTGCCATCGGGGTATGATAATGCTTAGCCGCATATATCATAAGATTCTTATTGTTCAACTGCATAATATACCTTGAGGAATAGTTCTATTCCTTTATATAGGGAATCAAGAAAGTTTTTCTATTAAGACTTCCTTTGATGCCCACTTACTGACTTGAACACCACTTTGTTCTGCCAGTGCGACCAATTCTGCTTTGGTCATATCTTGTAAACTCTTGTTACCTACAGGTGCTTCATGTAACATTTGAGGAGCTTCATGTTGTACTTGTTCTTCCACTTGTCCTACCCCTTGTCCTAAAAAGTCTTCGATCTCACCAAGAGTTAATCTTTGTGCTTTGAGCAGTTCCCCTGTAGAGGGATCAATCCAACCACGAGTTGTGGGAACTGCGTCCTTTGCCCAGTTAGGTGGAGAGATCATTATTGATCTTCCTTCTTCAACATGTCAACGTCTTCTTGAGATATCTCACCCATAGACTTACCAGACAATACGTCCATGATCTTTTGTTGGAACGTACGATTGTCTTCCTTCACAGGGTTGACAACATTCTTGTCACCTGCTTTGTTATCGCCGGGTCTCTTAGGTGCTTCTTTACCTGAGTTACCTGCTTTAGTTGTTACGTCAACTGCCTTCTCTTGATGCTTTTCATGATCAGGATCAGACTTCTCGTGATCCTTTTTCATTTTGTTTCCCTTCGGAGATTCTTTATCCATAATCTCTTCAGCTTCATCACCTTTAGGTTTTGCAGACGCTTTTGCTTGAGCTTCGTCTAACGCATCTAGAAGTTGATCGATATCTTCTTTCTTTACGGCTTTCTCACCGATCTTAGAAATCTCAGCAGTCTTACCTTTCTTATTGGCAGCTACTTTTTTCTTATCGTCTTTCTCTTTCTCTTCGCCGTCATCAGCATTGTCAGCAGGCTTGTCACCACCGTCGATTGCATCGTCGGTTGCTTTACGCTTCTTGTGAAGATATTCATCTGATCCATCAACATCTCCATCATTATCGATGTCCTTGTCTTTACGATCTTTGAACTTCTTATCGTTTTCTTTATCGTTAACAGGATCAAGTTTATCTTGTTCCTTCTTAACGGCTTTCTTTTCGGAGACCACTTCGAGGTAAGCCTCCATCATTTTTTTGATGTCATTTGTATTCATCTAAGTCTCCGTTATGGCATAAACCAAAATAGTTTTATAATGGCACCGATTACACCAGTGCCTACGATTACTGCAACTTTATTAATTATTCCGACAGTTCTGGCATTGTCCTCGACCTTATTTTCAATAACGTCAAGTTTCTCAGAGAACTTATTCATACGATCATAGTTCGCATGATTGTTCTTCTCTATAGCGATAAGTTTCTCTTCTGCACGAGCAAGAGAGATCATTGCATCTGATAACTTATCTATCTTCTCTTCAATCCGGTCTAACCGTTTTTGATTTGTTTCTACTGCCATTTCTGTCCCATTGGAATATAGAGTTAATAACTACATCTATTTATAGTTCTCAACTTCTTAAGTTAAAAATTAATTGTCAACTTTGGCACTTCCACGCCATTGATAACAACTCCAATATCTTGCTTTCCATTTAGGGCCGGGGTTAGCACAATTGTGCCTTGCTCTAAATGATGCTCTTTTCTTTGGATCGTCTCTATTGATTCCCATGTTGGGATCACCGAAACGAACCACTACAACCTTACCCTTTTCGTTCTTCACATACACCTTGAACTTTTTATTCGGGTTCTCAGATGTACGGATAGGGTCGTTTAGTTTTACTTTCTTACCTTGATACTCTGACTCAGTAATCTCTAAGTCTTCGTATAGGTCATTGCATTCGCAGTGTTCATCGATGCTTAAATATTCGTTAAACCCTTTCATCTTACTTCCTATTCATTAGTTTGTAAGCTGCATTGGCAAGTTGAGATGCTTTCATCTTATCCATCTTTGCTTTGTTTGCATCATTTACTTTGTTGTAAATTTGAGTAACAGCAGATGCAGTGAATAGGTCTACCATGACACCATCAACTTTCTTGGCGCCTTTGGTCTTTACGATGTCACGCATTGCGTCCATAGTCTTGCTTTCAGATACAGACTTGACTCCATAAGTTTTGCATGGTGTTTCACCACAACCACAATTCTTTTGTTCCTTGACTTTAGGTTTCTCATGAGTGTAACCCATCTTGTCCATCTTCATATGGTCTGCATAGGTATTTGCTTTGTATCCCTTTCCGGTCTTAGGATCATACATCATGTGAGGTTTGAAGTCTTTCTCATCTGCACATTCGTTCTTAGGTTTCTCACCTTTCTCTTTCTTAGAGATTGCGATAGCAGCCTGTTGAGCAGCTGATACTGCTTCTCTCATTTGACGAAGATACTTCTTACGTGAGATAGGTGGGCCACCATACTCCATGACATACTTAGTTAGAGTAACAGCCATGTCACCCCATGCTAGAGTTGCGTCTTTACCACCTCTACTGAAGAACTTAAACTTGGTTCGATTACGAGAATCGCCAGCATCCATCATGTTAATGATATCAACGTTGTACTTGTTACTGCGAGTCTTACTCTTAACTACTAAAGTTTGTTTGTGACCTTTCTTCATAGAAGAGTCGAAGTGAACCGTAATTTTATCACCCTTCTTAATCTTGTCAAAGTCTTTACGTGCAAGTGTAATCTCGTTTAGTAACTCTTCATTAACAGACTCATTAGCGTGTTGAAATGCTTTCTTAACTTCAGGGTGTCGGGATAACCCTCTCTTAAGTTTTTCGACTTCTTTCTCACCATAGGTCATGTTACCACCTGTGTCAAGTGCAAGTTCAATTGCTTTCTTGACCATAGGATCACGTGCGGCTTGTTTTGCTTTAGGATTCTGTCTGTAGTATTGACCTACTTCTTGTCCAGTAAGTTTACCCTTACCCATCTTAGAAGTTGGATCAAGTTTACCATCTTTGACACGTTCAGCAACTCTCTTCGCAGTCGCAGTTGCAATGGCCATTTTCTTGTCCATTGGCATATCGGGATCATCTTTCTTAATCGCTTTTGCGATCTCTTCCCTTTTCTTGAGTTCTGCTGGTGTGAGTTTCTTTTCTTCTACTTCTTCTCTCTTAGGAACTTTGTAGTCTTTAGTTCTATCAACAACATTGTGTCCCATTTTACTTAATTTTTTGATGACACGATCATCCACGTGAAGTTCTAGTTCCTTCCCTTTCTTAGTTATCGTATTGACACCAACGGTAGCACCAGCCTTCCTAGCGACATCTCTAAACTGTTTTTCTTTTCCAGCAGGATATTTTAAAGCAACCACCTTTAGTGGTGATTTATATTTTTCCCTTAAATCTCTGAGTTTCATTACGCTAAGTCCTTGTCGTGGTTTAATGTGCCCTTCTTCTTTTTAACAATAAATGCATTGACTCGTGCCATACCCCACTGTTGTGGTGTAGTGCCGGGTCTATGACCTGTTTTCCATGCAGCTACTCCACGGTTGTAAACCTTCTTTAGAGTACCTACAGATATTCCTGATTTCTTAGACTTAGCAGCAAGACCGTCTGGGCCTTCTTCCAAGTTTCCTAAATCGTCGTAATTTTTATAACGCTTCATTCTGTCTCCCGATTTTTTGCTTTCGCACGTGCGATTCGAGCACGATCTAGAATCCTATCATGACGTGCCTTGTCTTGTTCTTTTTCTCTGTTAATAGCATCACGTGCGTTCTTGACTGCATCAAGACTCTCACTCTTCGTAGCATGTTTTGCTAGTACACGTGCGTCTAATCCTTTTAATGCAAACTTGCGGATAATATCAGAAGCGTGATATTCCGCACTATGTCTCTTACTCTTGTCTTTTGCCATTGCTTGAGAGACCATCTTTGCTACCTGATCATACTGTTTCTTCTTGGTAGTCTTAGATGCCCACTTCGCAATCATCTGTTGAGTTGTTTGTTCTGAACAACCCTTACGATGTTTCTCACAGATTTGTTCAAAGGTCATGACTGCTTCGTAAGCTTCGGGTACACAATTAGGAACGTCTTTACCGTTCTTTTTCTTCATACCAACTTGTTTGTATCCATCCCAACAATCTTCGTCGTACATATCTTTAAATGCTTTGGTGTACTTGGATGGTTTAGTTTTTGCGGTCTTATCGCCCGGCGCTGGTTTATATGCAGACGCATCATCATCTGCCTTCTTACCATGTTTCTTGAAGTGTGCGTCACGTTTTGCTTTAGTAGATTTCTTTAGTCCGGTGTGATATCTTGCGGGTTGTGTGCCTTCTCTATCTTTGATATCAGGGTCTTGTCGTTCGACGAGTTCGACTGCGTCCAACCATTTGCGTAGTCGAGTGCCATCTGTGCGTTCGACGATAACGTAATTTGCCCCGAGCATTGTGACTTTAACCACTTCTTCGCTTTCTTTGATAACAACAGAATCCCCGATTCCATACAGTTTTCCTTGTACGTATTTTTCTCTTGTTTCAGAAACAGTTTCTAGTTCTATGTGATTTTTGAAAGAACGCTCTTCCTTGAGACCCATACCTTTACGGACATCATTAAACAACTTCCTTGCATCTCTGTCCGACATAGACTTTGGTACACCTTGTGCAAAGGTTACAAAGTCATTCTTCTTTGCATTCTCTCTTTGTTTAGATGCAGACATACCTTCTACACCTTCTGCATCAGGGTCACGGGCACCCGCAGATACAACTCGAATGGATTCAAAATTGTAGAACCCGTGACGTGCTTTGACTCCGTTGTACTTTCTTAATAGTACATCAAACTCACGTACACGATCCGCACCAACAATCATGGTGACTTTCTTATAACCTTCGTTATGTAAACGAGAGGCAACGTCGAATACGTTTCTAATGTTCTTATCGATCATAACACTACGTGCATGTTTCGGGAACATCTTACGTACGTGTTTGACTTTGTCTGAATATGAGAGTGGGTCTTTCTTAGGATTAGATACTTGAGATAGATAGACTTTATAGTCTGCTTTACCTGACTTAGTTGCCAGTGTATCCATAACTTTTCCATGCCCGATAGTAGGCGGGTTCATTCTACCAAAGGTAAAATAAACTTCTCTCTCTTCTTCAACTAGGTATTGGGAAAAATTCTTAATCATTCTTTCTCGTTTCGCTTTCTCTTACGATCTTTTTCTGCTTGACGCACCTTCGGTAACAACTTACGTGCAACCTTTTGAATCTTTGGTGCCATCTTATCTAGACGTTTCTCTATGTCTGCTCTACGTGCAAAGGATAGTTTACTTTTGTCAGCACCCTTTGTCAACTTCTTGAAGAACATAGTACGTGCTTGTTTGTTTGCACGTTTCTTTAGTTTTTCCATATCCGCAAACTTACGTGCGGCTTTCTTACGTCCAATTGCAATCTTTGCTTTGTTCTTTTTTAGGGATCGTGCGAGTTTACGACGAGCGGCAAAATTCAATGCCTCGTGTTCTGAATCGGCAGTCTTTCTTTTCTTCGCTCTATATGCTAGTTGATCATCACCCGTCTGAGTGTAATCAACATTTATAAAGTCTTTAAATCCTAATGGCTTTGCCATTTCTACCTCGTTGGTTTATCCCATCCCTTTAAAATATCAGGTGAAAAGTTGTTGTATGAAAACTCCATACGGTCAACTAATTTCACTGCGTCACCACCTAGTTTGTCAATCGCAACGTAACCTTCTTCTCCGGTCACCTTGTACCCCTGTTTAGTTTTAACAAAGGTGTCGATCTTCTTCAAACTATTTAATTTATTTATAAGTTTTAGTTTCGCAATTACGATTAATCTTTGTAATTCGAACATTTTTTCTAGTGATTTTTTGTTAGATGGACTAAAAAACTCCAGTATTTCATCCAACTTCTTCTGTTGTACTGCTTTACCTTTGTCAGTTTTACGTTTATCGATCTCTTTCTGATACTTATCATTGATCCACTGCAACAGTTTTCTTACGTGAATCTTAGGTTGTGGGGGCATAGACCCCTTTCTGACAAATGTATTAATATGTTGTTCGATTAGTTTAGCAAGGTCTTGATTACCTTCTAGTGTACGTAGAGTCGTACCAGATATTGAATTAAAGATTTTACCAGCCGATGATAGTATCTTAGTAACCTCGGCAGTTTCTTTCTCTGACATGGTAGCGGATGATACATCACGCAACATTGCATCTTGTGACCATACCTTTACAGAACTCTTAAATTTCGACACGTCTACACCATATGACGCTTTCATCGACTCGAAATCACTTCCAGTGTAAGTTGTGTGCCAGACAATACCGATCTCTGATTTAATTATATCAGAGGCCATCCGTTCAGGAATAGCATAAACAATAGTATTAGGATGGAACGTAACATAAGACTCTCCGTCAATTTTCTTTTTCTTTACATCGCCGGGCCCGTACAGGAAGTCTCCCTGAATGACACCTTTGATTCCTAGTGAAGGTAACAGTCTGAGTGCAGTCTTCATTTTATCTGCAAGATCACCAGACATGTCTTCATCTATCTCTGCATTAGTCTTATAGATTTTTGGATTCTTCGCAAAGATACCTTTCTTTGCAACAAAGAACTTACCGTCACTTGGGTCTTCACCACAAAAGATTGCAGGCGCACCGTCCCATTTTACAGATAGTGCTCCCTTTGATTTACCACCCAACATATCACGTAGTTCACGCAGAGCAAGTATTGCTTCACGTGTACCTCTTACTCCACCGTAGAGAACTTTGTCCTCAATGTGAGTCATGTGGGTGTTCTTTTGTTCTGCGATAAACTCTGCGAAATTCATTAGGTTGCCTTCGGGTTGGGTTTATAGTCACACATAATATGTGATGGGTAGAGACCACCCTGTTTGTTTCTGATATTGAACTTGAATATGTACAATGGTGTCACCACCTCAATATCGATTCTCTTTGCTTCGCCGGGTTTTGGATATAAAATTTTAATCTGTTGGATTCTAGATGCCTTCTTCATTCTACCAGCAGTCATCTCATAGAAGTCAACCTTCTTACCTTTACGGTGTACCATCCAGTAACCGTATCCAATACCAGTTAGAAGTAAACGTTGAAGTGCACCTTTGTTTGCAAGACCAGATGCATTTACTATCTGTTTCTTACCAGCTCTCTTAGCCGCTTTGGGATCATACTTATTAAAGATATCAATGAATCTTTGTTCATCAATACCAAACATACCAAGTAGTTTCTTTGCGTCTCTGTTAGTAATCTTACCCGCTTCGAACTGATCGTCTGTGAAGATTGTACGTACACCCGCATTGAAGAATGTTACTGTACCACCAAACTTTGCAGATAGGTAGTGGACACCTTTGTCTGTAGTAACTGTTACGTCTGTAACTTTGTGTCCGATCTTGAGTTCTCGACCACCGATAACTGCTTTGACATCCCCAAAGATAAGAGGACGTTTTGTATTTGCAGTACCATCAAGTTTTACTTCGATGAATGATGCATCCTTAAGAAATGCGTCATGCATCTTTTTGACCATGTTAGGAAATTTAAAGTCTCCGTCCAATCCCGCTTCTTTGTATTGAACCAAGTCATTAATGATCTGACCTTCAAATGCAAACCCTTTAGAGTTTACACCACCCCCACCACGTGAACCATTACCGGCGGTTAGTTTGAAACCATATTCTTTGGATAGGTTAGGAAGATTAAGATCGACTGCAACAGAACGTGCAACCTTGATCCCTTTCTCTTTGGGATTGACACTCAACGCAAGTGGGTCTGCCATACCCGTGTTCTGAGTAATGTATGCGTAGAGACCTTTTAACTTTTCTTTCTGAGGATCAGACAGGTGCGTGAGGTCATCAATCTCTGCTTGAGATTTTGGAATGACACTGTATGCTTCTGATACCGATTTAAACTTTAACATTTACAATTCCTCTTGTGTGTTTTCCACACTATACCACTATTTATACGAATTGTAAAGTAGAATTTTCCTCGTTCCATTGAGCAATGGTTTCACGGAGTGGACGCACCCAGTTGTCACGGTGTTCGATAAACACTTGCGGATCATGATCATCTACCGCAATGATAGTGACCAGTTGTGTGATAGGTTGACCTGTACGCTCTTCCCACATGATTGCATAACCAGATTCTTGCATGAAGTAGTTCTTGATCATAGACGGAAACTTCTTCTTACGAGAAGTCTTGAAATCTATAATACTAAGCTTCCCATCGAACTCAGCAACACAATCGACACGACCAGCAACCCCCAAGTGGTTACTATAGAGTGGTGCTTCCTGTGCGAATACTCTGCCAATACGATCATCCAGAATGGGCTTGAGATCAAGAAAACTAGAAATAATGTCTGGAGTATATCCATCTTTAAAATTCTCATCGTTGTTGATGTACTTCTCAATTATCTCATGAACCTTAGTACCACGAGCAGAGGCAATTCTAGAAATACGGTTTGCTTCTTCTTCACCTACACGCTTACGCCATGCGGCTATTCCTGCTCTACTTAGTATGGACAGGACAGTTGTAATTGATGGTAGGTCTACTCCTTCAGGGGTATGATATACTCTACCACTTTCGGTGTCTTCCGTCACC